GTAAAATTGAAAATTGAAAATTGAAAATTCTGTGCTAGTTGAGTGAAATAAAAGCTTGCTTTTATATCCGAGGCGCCGCCAAACTTATGTAAAATTGATAATTGGAAATTGGAAATTGAGGATTTGCTTATTTCTTCTCTGTACTAGATTGTGTGTAGGAGGGTAGTTTTTCTTACTGTCTTTTTGGGCTGGCTGCTGCGTGATGCTGCGGTCAGCTTTTTTTATAAATAATGTGTTATGAAGTCGAGTCTTATTTTATTAAAGAAGATCAAGGAGTTTGAGGGTCTCCGGCTGCGGGCTTATCAGTGTTCGGCTGGGGTGTGGACGATTGGTTATGGGCACACGCGGGGCGTGAGCGCAGGGCAGCGTTGCAGTGTGGCCGACGCGGAGCGCTGGCTGCGGGAGGATGTGGCCTCGTGTGAGGCGTATGTTCGCGAGACGGTTCGGCTGGACCGGCAGGGCGCATTTGATGCTGTGGTTGACTTTGTGTTCAACGTCGGTCGGCAGCGGTTTGCTCGTTCTACGCTGCTAAAGAAGATCAGGGCTGGCGCGCCTTCGGCTGAGATTCAGCGGGAGTTTCGCCGCTGGGTTTATGCCGACGGCCGTGTGCTGGCGGGGCTGAAGAGGCGCCGCGAGTGGGAGGCTGGGCGATGGCTGGAATGATGGAGGAGCAGAACGAATGACAAAGAAAGGAACCGAAAGATGGGTGAATTGATTCTGCAGTATCTGATGTGGGCGCTGCCTTCGGGCGGTGTGGGTGCGGCCGTGGCGTGGATGGTCAATCGGCGCCGTCGGCATACGGAGGAGGCGAAGGTGGTGCACGACACGTATAAGGCGATGTATGAGGACGTAAGTGCACTGCTGATGGCCACGCAGGAGCGTAATCGACAGACGAATGATCAACTGGAGGAGATGGAGCGGGAGAGTCGTCGCACGCGATCGGCTCTCAACAGGCTTTCGCGCGCTATTGAGGCTATTCAGCTGTGTCCTCATCGCTTGGAGTGTCCTGTGCGCGACGAGTTGCGCGACGAGCAGGCGAACGCTGGCGGTGAGGAGTGCCAACGCGCAAAGCGCCAAGACAGAGGCCGCCACGCTCAGGGCGACAGGGGCAGTGTGGAAGGAAGGCGTGAGGGCCGACACGGTGAGCCTGACCATAAGTCCTGACAGCTTGCTGCGGCTGCCCGCGGGGGCGGTTTATGCGAAGCGGAGCGGCAGGGCGCGTGTGAGCGTGGGCAAGGATGTGGGTTCAGATGGTCGTGAAACGATAGTGGTGTATGCCAGTTGCGATAGTCTTGAGCGTCTTTGCGGCTACTATGAGCGCCGGCTGGGCTCGCTCCGGAGGGACAGCGTGAGGGCGTCGGAGGCGCTGAAGCGGAAGGAGGTTGAACACCGTCCTAATGGCGTTGGAACGCTATTGAAATGGTTCCTCATCGGCATCATTGCCGGTGGGCTAACAAGATGTTTAATCACAAAACTAAGGAACTGATATGAGCAAGAATGTATTAGACGGCACCGACCTTATATTGAGTGTGGATGGTGTGGCGCTGGCGTTCTCCACGGGCTGCAAGATCAGCACGAGTGCGGAGACGGGTGAGCGCGTGACAAAGGAGGCTTCGGCCAGAAAGTGGAAGGAGAAGTATGTGAAGTCGTACAGCGAACAGAATACGGCTGACGGTGTTACGCTGACGGACGGCTCTGAAAAGATGCCTAGCTACGACATCCTTCGTGCCAAGATGCTCTCTGGTGAGCCCGTAACGGGACAGTATAGTCTGCGCGAAGGCGACACGCGCGAGGGCAAGGCGGCTGGTGGTTATAAGGGTTCTTATATCATCACGAGCCTCGATCTGGACGGCCAAGCTGGCGACGACGCAAAATATAGTCTGACACTGGAGAACAGCGGTGCTGTGGAGAAGGTGGAGAATGGCTTGACGGATGCGTCTTCTTCTTCAACTGATAGCAACGAAGGCTGATGGAACAACTGAAATCTGTGACGATTGCGGGCAGGGAATATCCGTGCCGCATGACGATGGGTGCGCTGGTTCGCTTCAAGCATGAGAGTGGTCGCGACGTGAGTCAGATGGCGAAGAACGATGTTGACGACATGGTGCTGCTCTTGTGGTGCTGCGTGAAGAGCGCCTGCAATGCGGATAGTGTGGAGTTTGACATGGACTTTCAGACGTTTGCCGACCATCTTATGCCCGACCATTTGCAGCGCTTTTATGCTGCGTTGGACGAAAAAAAAACGGCGCAGGAGCGTCAGGAGAGCCCGGTGAACCTGTAGTCATAGAAGAACTTCTGGGTAGGGCGTTGGGGTGCATCGGGATGAGTCTGGATGACTTTTTTCGCTGCACCCCTTCTGAATTTTATTGCATTTGGAAGGCATGGCAGGAACGTGAGGAGCTGAGAGGCCGCGATGCTTGGGAGAGAACGCGCATGGAGGTGGTGACAATCCTGCAGCCTCACGCTCGACATCGCCTGGATGCGCATGACGTGTTGAAGTTTCCTTGGGACGAAAAGGAAGCAGTCGTCGAACAAGTGAGCGACGAAGACCGCCGGAAACGGTTCGAGGAGGCTAAGAAAAGATATGGATTGAAATGATGAAACGGGCTTATTGCTTGTTTTTCTCCTTCTCTTGGCGCTTCTTTTCTTCCAACTCTCTCCTGCGCCGAATGGTCTGGGCGTACTCTTCGTTGGTTACGCCGCCGCAGATGATAATGGCTGTAGTCCACGTAACACCCATGGCGCAAAAGGCATAGAACATCATCTTCATGTCTTCCAACAAGAAGAATATGAAGCTGATCACTATCAACGCGACGGTCATGTAGAGTGATACTACGGCTATGGTAAGTCTTGTTTCGAGTTTCATCTGCTGCAAAGATAACGAAAAAAATTGAATATGCAATGTCTGAAGTGAAATTTAGCATCAAAATTTAGGTGTTGACTCCAGAGCTTGCTTTGGACTTCCAGGCGTTTGTTGAGTATGGACTGAAATGATGAAAGAATGAAACCGAGCGACGGGAACGGGCTTATTGCTTGTTTTTCTCCTTCTCTTGGCGCTTCTTTTCTTCCAGTTCTCTCCTGCGCCGAATGGTCTGGGCATACTCTTCGTTGGTTACGCCGCCACTGATTACAACGGTTGTAATAAACGTAACTAATAGCGCAAGGCCCGTATAGCACGTCAACTTTACATATCCCAATTGATGGAATATGAAGAAGAGCACAGCCAACGGGATGTTCATCAGCATAGCTACGACGCCTATTTTAAGTCTTGTTTCGAGTTTCATCTGCTGCAAAGATAACGAAAAAAATTGAACATGCAATGTCTGAAGTGAAATTTAGCATAAAAATAAATGTTGCCGGCAAGGAGCAGATTGTTCAGGCCACAGCCGACGCGAAGGAGTTTGCAGACGCCTTCGAGGGGGCGAAGTCGGAGGCCGTAAAGCTGCGCGACAGCCTTTTGACCTATAACCAGGTGTCGCAATCGCTGCGTGATGCGTATGATGGTTTTAGTCGATTGACGGACAATCTGGGGGCTTTGTCGGCTGCCAACCGTGACAATGTGGAGGTTCAAACGAAGTTGGGCGTGAACATGCGCAACATGATGGATGCCACGGATGCCGATGTGGAGAGCATCTTGCGGCTCTGTGAGGCCGAACAAGGGTTGGGTGTTATCTCTGACGACATACAACTGCAGGGCGCGCAGGAGCTGGCTACGTATCTGGAAAAGAAGTCGAGTCTGGAGCAACTGATTCCTGTGATGAACGATATGGTTGCTCAGCAATATGGCTTTAATGCCACACAAGAGGCTGCACAGAACATTGCCACGATGTTAGGCAAGGTGATGGACGGCCAGGTGGGTGCGCTGAGTCGCTATGGTTACAAGTTCGACGAGGTGCAGGAGCAGGTGCTTAAGTTCGGAACAGAAGAGGAACGCGCTGCTGTTCTGGCAGAGGTGGTGAGCAGCGCCGTGGGCGGCATGAACCACAAACTTGGCGAAACGGAGACCGGAAGGATAATGCAGCTCCGCGAGGAGTTTAATGGTGTGAAGGACGCTGTGGGCGCTGCATACGAAAAGGTAGAGTCAACGGTTGAATCTTTTCGCAACATTGTTAGTGTAGTAACGTCTGTTGGTCAGACCTTGAACGGCGTTCGCGGCACGATAGCAGCATGCAATAATGCGCTCATTACATTTAAGCAGTCGGCTGCCATGCAACAGGTGTGGACGTCGTTGCGCGGATCTCTTCAGGCCACTCGCATGTCGATGTTTGGTTTTACGGCTGCAACGACCACGGCAAAGATTGCTGTTGTGGCCTTTTATGGGGCGTTGAGCCTGGGGCTTACGCTAGCGATTCAGGGCGTTATAGAGCTGATCAGCAGGTTGACGAGCAAGGAGGAGGACATGAGTGAGGCCACCGACGAGGCCACTGCGGCAGCAGAGCGGGCCAGGGATGCCGAGGAAGCCAGTCGGCAGGCATACAGTCAGACGAGCGCTCAGCTGCAGATGCACATTGCACAGCTACAGAATTTCAAGGGCTCAAAGGACGAGGAACAGGCCATTGTCACGAAGATGAATAACACGTATGGCGAGACAATGGGTTATTTCTCAAGCGTTGCAGACTGGTATAAGGCGCTGACGGCGAACAGCGAGGTGTATTGTCGGCAGATGGTTATTGAGGCACAGACGCGTCAGTTGGCCAATCAGCTGGCCGCAAAGAGGCAGGAGGCCTACGACATTGCATTCGACTCGGAGGGCAATCGGCGCCATTATGACGCGAATCGCATCAAATATATGAACGGCAAGACCGAACAATCGGATCTTGACAAGGCGCAGGCTGAATATAACAAGAAGAAACGTGAGGAGCTGAATCTTCAACGACGACTCAACCAAACCGTGCGCGAGGGTGCGTCTCTGCAGATGAAGGTGAAGGGCGTTGCGTCGGTTTCTTCGACCCCTACGACTCCCAAGAGAGTCGCTCGGGGCACTGCGAATATTGCAGCAGGCACGGAAAAGAGTGCCGTTGAGGGCAGTCTGCGATGGTATGAGGAGGAGATTCGGAAGCTGGACGACCAGATAAAAGATGCTGCCGATGCTAATGTGGCCACGGAACTAGCGAAAACACGCGCCGCCCTTCAGGAGACCTTGCAGGCGAAGAAGATGAGTATCGGCCTCGAGGTAGATAGAGGGGCCGTTGAGGGCAGCATCGACTGGATGGAAGAACGGCTAATGGCTTTGCGATCGGCGCTCACAGCTACGGCCTCAGATGAGGAGGCTGCGGGGTTGAATGCCGATATAACGGTGTTAGAATCGGAGTTGAAGCAGCGCAAAATAAAGATAGGCTTAGAGGCGGAGGATGTGGCAGTGGAAGTCACACCAAGCATCACCGCGGTCGGCGATGGTGAGCTGGCGACTGGCAACGAGACTGACAAGCGCCTGAGCTATCAGAACGCCCAGCAGCGGGCACAGCGCATACAAAACGATTATGAGATAGGACTGACGGGCTACGACGAGGCTTTGCAGCAGATGGCAGAGCTGAATCTTGCCCTTGAGGAGCTGGGACTGAAGCCCATAGAGATTCCCGTCATGACGGACGATCTTGACAAGGCCGACCAGCGTTTCAATGATGCCGCAGATGCAGTGAAGCAACTTGGCGGCAGCTTTTCGGGTCTTGGCGATGCGCTGGAGCTGCCGGCCCTGGATGTTATGGGTACGATTGCGCAGGCCATTGCCAACATCGCGTTGTCTTATTCGAAGGCTTTGACGGGCGCATCGTCGATGGGTCCCTGGGCCTGGGTTGCCTTTGCGGCCACGGGGTTGGCAGAGATGACCGCCGTGATAAGCAGCGTGAAGAGCGTCGCGAAGTTCGCCAACGGCGGTATTGCGTATGGTCCCACGTTGGGATTGTTTGGCGAATATGCCGGCGCGAGCAGCAATCCAGAGGTTGTGGCACCGCTAGACAAACTGCGAGGTCTGCTGAATGTGGAAGCGCCTCGCGGCAGTGGGCGCCTAGAATGGAAACTGCGGGGGCGTGACCTTGTGGCTGCCGTGTCGAACGAAACGCACATCAGCAGGAAGAAGTCGAACATAAGAATATAAGAAAAGCATGTATATTCACGGATATTTCTACAATGAGCAACAGGAATGCATTGCGGTTCACATCCTCACCAACGGCGATCGCACGGAGGAGATAGAGATTCACGCCAGTCAGGTGGGCGCCGATCTCTATTTCACGAGCGACCCAGTGGAGATAACGAGCAGCGTGAACGACACCTTCGATGTGCTGCTCTGTCAGCAGGCAACGGTGCGACTGCTGTCGAAAAACTTCGTGGCCGACTTCTTTTGCGCCTCCTGCCGGGATGCCGTTGTCAACATCTATCGCGGAGATCGCTGCCTTTTTGCGGGCTATGTGGAGCCACAAACCTATTCGCAGGGCTACAATGAAGAATACGACGAGATAGAATTGAGCTGCATCGATGCACTGACAGCGCTTCAATATGGGAAGTATCGTGCCATCGGATCCCTAGGCGTTCTCTACGACATCGTGAAGGCCACGGCCGAGCAACGCACGTTTCTCGACATCTTTAAGGAAATCATGAACGACATCACGGCGCCCTTAGACATCGTCGGCAGCCATGCTGTGGGCTACTTATACGATGGCAGTAAGGCCCTCGGCAGCGACAAGGAGCAGCGTTATGAGGTATTCAGCCAGCTCTCCATCAGCGAATTGCTGTTCCTCGGAGAGACCGAAGACGACGTATGGCAGGCCGACGAAGTGATGGCAGAGATGCTTCGTTATCTGAACCTTCATGTCGTTCAAGATGCTTTCACCTTTTATATCTTCTCCTGGGAGAGCGTGAAGCGCGGTGAGAGCATCAGCTGGTGCGACCTTCTCAGCGGTGATAGTCAGACCGAAACGCTCGCGCAGCACGACATCACTACGGCCAATGTGGTGGGCTGCGACACCACGATCAGCGTGGGCGAGGTGTTCAATCAAATACTCCTCACGTGCAATATTGAGAGCATAGAGAGCGTTATCGAGAGTCCGCTCGACGACGATCTCCTCGTCAGTCCATACACCAACAAGCAGAAATACATGACCGAATACAGCAGCAACGGCGAGGGTAGCACGGCCATCGACGCTTTTGATGCGATGACGCACGGCGGAACGACCACCTATGAGGAGTGTGCTGTCACCGACTGGTACCTCCAGGTGATGAGCAATTCGCTGTGGACCTTCCCCAATGAAGGCCAGGGCGACCTGGTGGAAGAATACTGCGCCGACAATGCCAACCAGCAACGGCTGCCTCAACTGCTCGGTGTGCAGGCCGGCGCCTGCCTGCTCTCGCTGGGAAAAGTGGAGAAAACGGGTAGCGGAACCGACAACTCGCTGACCTCCAAAGTGAGCATGACAAACTATCTCGTTGTATCGGTGAACGGCAACCAAGACGACACCGAGAGCGGCGCCTATCCCAATGCCGACTCCCTGAAGGCTGCCATCCCCTGTGCAGTGTATAACGGCAACACGACGGGCGGCGTCTTTTCGCCCTCCGACGACGACACAACGAACTACATCGTGTTATCGGGCAAGGTGATCATGAACCCCATTATGGAACTCACCGACACATTTAAGGCCATCCAGAACTATACGCCCAGCGAGGGGAAAGGTGTGAGCGTTTATACAAGTGGCATACGACAGTGGTGGCACTGCACTGTTCCCAGCCGCAACAACGAAGACGGACGCTACTACACGCAGCAGTTCTGGAAGGCCGCAACGCCCAACAGCGAAGCCGAGAGCGACAGCAACGTGGAGCAAGCTTTTGTCCCCTTCACCGGCAATGGGCCCGAAGAATATGAGTTCAAATATAGCGCCGTGGGCGACAGCAGCGACAAGATCTCGAAAATAGCCGCCCTCGCCTGCATGCTCATCATTGGCGACAAATGTGTGGTGGAGACAGGAACCGACGGCCAGATAAGCGACTTTGAATGGCGAATCTATAAGCCACTGGCCGATTGTGAAGACGAAGACGAATACTATCAGCAATGTTTTACTATTGGCTTCGACCCCAAGATAGGCGACAAACTCATAGGAACCAGCTTTGATTTTCAGAACAATATCAGCTACGAACTGGGCATCGATGCCGAAGGAATCGCCATTCCCATCAAGAAAAACGACAAGATAAGCGGCACGGTTAAGTTCATGATACTCGGTCCTGTCAATACGGTGTGGGATGAGATCACGCGCCGTCATCCCACCTTCTTTAGGCATACAAAGTGGAGCAGCTCGTCGATTCCCCTTCTTTCCCACGTCAGCAGCATCCTCCTGGAGTCCTTCGAAGTTAAAATCTACAGTGATAATGGCCTCGTGAACAATACCGACGACAGCGACATTATTTATATGAGCGACACAAAGGAAACCTTTGTCAACAAGAAAGACGATATCGAATTCCGCATCAGTAGCGCCCTCACTTCCAGTGAGTGCCGCGCATTGGGCGTGACAAACAGTGTCAAGATGAGCACCCCACTGAACATATCGACGGGAGAGGGCGTGCTTGAGATCTACGACTACGCCCGCAAGTTGAGCGCAAAACCCGAACAACTCTATGTGGATAGCTACTACAACGAATATCATGCCCCACGGATTGAGATGAAACAGAACTTTGTTGACATCGATGGCGGCATTGTGGGACTGTTCAATCGCTATCGACATCCATCCCTGAACAAGACCTTTTTTGTGGAGGGTATTACGCGAAATCTAACAGAAGGCACCGCCGAAATAACCATGAAGGAGATTGAAGAATGATTGATGTAAAGATACTTGCAAAGAGTAAGAATACAAGTGGCGGCAGCTCTTCGAGCGGTTTAGCCTCTTCTGTCAGCACTTCGACAGCGCAGAATGCAGCTCATGCCGACCTCGCAACGTTGGCAGAAAGGGCTAGCGTGGCTGCGCAAGCAGAGAGACTGGCCGCCTCGTCGGCTGATTGGACAACCATTGCTAACAAGATAAAGGCCGCCATCGACGCGCTTGCGAAGGTCTATCTCAGTAAGGTCAATGCCGACACCGCTCAAGGCGTCATTACCTTCTTGGCGGGCCTGTT